ACCAACCAAAAAGAATAAATAAAAAACAATCACAAAAAAATAAAAAAATATCACTGGTTGATTTTTATAGAGTGTATAGTACAGATAAACATATGCAAGACGAAGTCGCAATGAAAGAGAATTAACCATGATGATGTGGTTGAATATTGGGGTAATTTGTAGGAGTTCATGGTCACGTTGAAGATACAACGGACTGACTGTTATCTAAGTGAGTGTTCTATACCGTTATAATGCCTCACTTTTATGTACTCCAGTTAGAATTTATGATATAATAATCATCAACAAATTAATCTGCTTTGTAAAACATGTCGGTCATTGCTAATTACTTGGTGTGAGGTGGTGAAACAGACTCACCAATTTGATTTTTTTCAAGTTAACGTCTAATTATTGTTCAATTGGTCCATGAACCCTCAAGAAATTCAACATCTAACTGATAATAACCTGTATCAATGGGTAAAGAAGGAACATGTGCATTTGAATTAAAATTTTCCATTTCTGAATCTGCATCGATGGCCAAATCAAATAATCCTGTTGAAAACAACACATGAGATACTGTTAGTTTACTGTTATACTGTCTGCAATAACTCTCGACAGAAACCAACAATGTAGAGTATGGATTCCAATCTTCCGTGGAATGGTGTGCAATCCTACTTAGCAACCTAATCAGTTGAGCTGACAACGCATTCTTTTCTGGTTTGTAAAGGACTTTTTGAATGTGGCCTCTATTCCAGGTCCATCTTATTGATCTGCGATCTTGATCTGATCCGAAGATAAATCCATAAGAAATCGGGTGAGATAACCACCAGGATACACATTGATACATTTCCAAATCTTCTCTTAACCATGATAAATATAGCCAGATACCGATATATAAACTAAAATGCTTTTGGAGATTCTCTAACGAAGGCAAGGTAAATGTATCCACCTCTAATCTAGTTGTGCAAATTATCGAGTTTGAGCAAATAATTAACAGACCGTAACAATAACTTATTATATTATCTTCATCAACATGAATTACATACTGTGCAATTGATCTACCAGTTCCCCCTTCTACTCCAAGATGATCAAGTAGAATGAATAGTTCATCAGCCAAGGGAGGGATTACTGAGATTGGAATTCCCTGCATTAGGTCCATTTGTTTGATCATTATCGCCCGGTGAAATTCCTCTTTGTATGATTTTTCTGATCGTAATAGAGTGGCAAATGATTCTTTGGATGACTCCGTCAAGAAATACTCATACGGTGACAAGGATCGCAATTCTTGACAGACTAAGTAAAACTCTGATGTAAAGCTGCTACTTAATGATGTTGTCAAAGCTTTGACTGTTCTGAATATCGATCCAAATTTTCCGATTAAACTGATGTAATCTTGATCATTTAGTAAACTTCCATACATTTTAATTATAATGCTGCCGTTGAAAGATAACAAATTCTTTATGTTCGAGAGTAATAGATTCCCTATGTTGATAAAGGATTCCATTGTGACAACTTCTGCGTCGATAACAATTAAGGATATTTCCAATTGGTGCTTCTTCTTGAGATGGAGAAAATTCATCCATGTATTTGGATGTGTTAGATCAGTAGGCTCTTTCCACACAGACTGATAGTTTACACATCTTGAGGATACTATACTGGGCATCTCTAATAATGCGGCTGGGGGAGCAGGAGAAATTCCCATCAGTCCTCCTTTGTCATCTGGTTCCATCAGGCTATTGAAAATACCTCGAGCTTTTGGATAGTATCGTAGTATCGCAGCCGTCATTCCACCAGATCCGTCTCCTCCACATATGAAATCTCGAACTGGTCGGATTGTTGCCAATATTCCCCTTAATTTGTAATGTGCTCCTGTTGCCAATTGACCAATTCGAAGTCCTGATATTAATGGATCATTAAGTCTTTTCACCGCTAAATAATGGTTTGTGAATGGTTTTCTTGTAGAAAAATATAATGAGATTTCCTGAGTATCACACACATACTCCGGACCCCACAACAAATGGATATTTAGGGGTGAACTATCCGGGGTATAAGGTGGTTTTATAATTCCTTTTGCAGCCAGACGAACCTCTTCTTTAACACTTCTAAGATTCTTCAAGGAATGGAATATCTGATTTGTCCAGAAGTTTTCATCAATGTCAATACTAGATTCTATTCCTTCCTTAAGTAGGAATTGAATGACCCCTTTGGCTTCCTCTATCTTTACAACCATCTTATTACTCAAGGTGTAAAATTGAGACAATGATCGAATATTATGAGTAGCAGAAAGCAATCCTATCCATTTGGAGCTTTTAAAATCACCAAATACCAATAGTGTTTTTCTCCATTTATTATATGGAGGGAAAGCCAACGTTTTTTTGGAAATATGATAATAAAAAATTGCTCTCACATTTCTACTCAAATCATATTTATGAGATGGATACGACGGGGGTGCCCGATGAGGAACCAATTTTAAAAGACTTTCTGATAAGATAGGTTGAATGCCAGCTAGGTAATGCGGGGATTCAAATAATAAACTTATTAAGTGTTCTCTTGCTCCATCTATCACCCTTATAGGTCGTTTGGGATCATATATATCTCTATGATACATCCCTAGATAACAACTCCCTAACATGAGCCCTTCCAGATTTCCCAATAGATACGAAGTCCCATCAACTAGATTACAAACATTCATGGGAAATAATGTGCTCTCATAAAGATGGGCTTCTTGATTCCCTACCGCTATACTAAAGACTAACGTTTGTATGACTCCAATTCTAAAACTTTGTTCAGCAAAAGATAATGTCAGCCAATTGACTATCTGAATATCAATTTTAGGGATATGGGGAAGCCATACACATTCCTTTCCTGACATTTCTTTAAGAATATTAGATGCAAGGGACGGCTGATACTCGAACTCTGATTCAAGAACAAAGTCTTCCACCTGTCGAATACACTGGTCACATGAAATGTGCAAATGAAAGCCTGTACTATATTGTAGTTTCCCACTTCGCTCAACTGCACAGTGTTGACTATAGAGGAGCAATGACTGATACATAAAATCGTGATTGACTAGATTCAAGGTTCCTAATGTATCCGAAGTTACAAAGGTATAAGTCAGCAAATTTGGAGATATTCCAGCAAATCCTCCTGAACTTTGCCTAGCACAGTAGAATCTATGTGTCGCACATCCTGTCCGTTCAATCTGTCCGATATCTTCATTCCATTTTTCTCCGGTTAGTGATTCTAAGTTATTGAATATTGATTGGCCTAAATTGCTTTTACACCTAACAAACCAACCAAGTGTTGACCGTAATTTCATCGATTTTTCTAGAAGAGGTATATCTGTCTCTTTCTCCCAAGGGTGAAACAAGGATGTACTTTCTGCTGTTGACGAACCTAGATAAGGTGGTAACGGTCCTCTAGAATAGATTGAATATCTTTGACCGTAGGGAAATAATACACTGATAAAACTATCTGGATAGGGTTTAGATCCACATTCAGGACAAATGTTTTGAACGTTGGTCATTCGTCCCAGGAGCTCAATTGGATGTGGTATAGTAGTTCCAATTATCTTTTTACCCCACGATAACTCTCTTAGCAGATCTGCTTGTTTGGATGAACAACTCCACATTTTTTCATATGATCGAGGCATTATATCTTCTAATACTTTTAAACCTGTCTTTTCAGCTTGAATCATTCGCCTGGCTAACTCTTTTGCAAATTTTACTTTAAAAACTGCTCTTAAAGTTCTAGAATTTTGAAATAAACCGACAATCGATTCGGTAATTCCCAAGAATGTTGCAGATTTAAACTCGCTGAGGAATCTAGGAAAACATGGTTTAATGGACATTAAGAATTCAACCAACCGTTCTGCCTCGTGATTTAAATAAACAATAGATTGTTTGAAAATCGGATTAGGTATGGATTCTGAGATGTGACGGAGTTGATCATGTACAGCGTCTCTGAGAAGGGATTGGGGAGACGAATATCTTGATAAATTGAGAGACATTGGATTTTCCAACAATTTACTGAATGCAAGGGGGGTACATGACGCAAAACGCGGGTATCCTGCTTTGATAGCTAAATTTCGAATGTCTTCATTAATGGAGTTCTCATATACGCATTTCCAGAAGGACAAAGATTCAGTTAAAGGATCTGGAAACTGTCGAATTAAAAACCGGGTCAATGACATCCCACATACTCCCCCCAGAGAAGGATCCAAAAAGAGGGCATAAGCTGCAATTGACTTCAAATCGTTAGTGGGATTTTGTACATTCCAGTTAGGGATCGGGCCCTCTAGTAGTGGGCTATGACTTGCTACATAATATAGGCAAAATGTTCCAAAAAATGTATAATTGATTATAGCATCAATTGAACTGTTTTTAAATTGGGCAACATTTAAACAAGTAGTTGATACTGAGCTTAAAACGTTTCCAAGTGATGGGATTTGATCGTTGGTTATACATGTAACTCTCGAGTATTTTTTAGTAACTGGGGACAACATGTTACCACAGAAAATTAGTAACTTGCTGTAATTCAAAAAGTTACTAGCTGTTAATGTTTCATCCTCATTCACCAGTAACCCGAGCTTCTTCGTCCCCGAGGAAATAGCTTTAATGATTTCTTTGTTGTTGTTCCAAACATGTGGTATCTCAGCTGTGGCTATGTCATGTGATTTTTCTTTGGGAAGTTTATAGAAAGTACATATCACTTGATTATCTCCTTGAGCTAATACTTTTACTTTTGTATTTCTAATTTTGCTTTCTCTTTCAATAACTAGTAGACTGACTACACTCCACCCCTTCTGTCTCAGGCCCTCTAATCCTCCCAATTGACCATTCCAACAGACTTTAGCATCCGTCGTTGGTATCAACTCACCTCCTCTAACTCTCATCAAGTCTGTTCTTTCATTATAATAGATCAAACTTTGCTCAAAGAATTCATGAGTCCTTACAAAGAGATTGGGCAACCCCAAAAATTGACCCATAACTTTAAAGACAGGATTATTTGCTTTTCCTCGTTGAGTGTTATTCCATTTGGAGTAATCAAAATGATTGGCTAATGTGATATATTCGTATGTCAGGCCTCCTTGTCCCATGGTCCGATCTAGTAACTTTCGAATAACGGTGTTAAAATCATCTGCCATTGTCAATCCACTAAATAAGGGAACGTAATATCGTTTAATAAGAAATTCAGTTAAAACAAAATATAGTCTTAGGTTCCAGGACATCAATGAAAAATATCGTCCAACCCGTTTGACCTCTCTTTCTTTACCTTTGAGACCGATGACTAAATCATCTTGTGCCAGTCCATTCACATCTATATCAGATAAAAATTGTAATATGTCCACACCCTCTACTTCAAGGGCGGTTTTGAGAACCTTTTTGGACGGTACATTTTGGCCCGGATGTTCTAAAATGAACTGAATTACTTCTGATTTATTCATTGAATGGCTTTTGTCGGCATAAAGAACCGAAGGATCAATGCCTGTAGGTATCTCAAAACATTTCTTGAGCGGAAGAAGGTGCCAGGTAGGACCCACATCAATAATTTGTTTTTGAGTGGGCCAGGTACCATACATGATATGAGGGATAAGAATATGATTCCCTTTTAGCTGATCTAAATCAACAAACCATTCTTTTCGTCTTCGAAACTGCAGATGCAGAACCTTGTACGCTAAATCACTTGCTAATATATTTGCATATTCTAAATCAATCGGACTTTCTACGGTGACCTGATGATGTAGAATGTTCAGACCTTCTATATAATCTAAGAATGGGTGACCCCAATGACGAAAAGCACCAAAATACAATGCTACAATTTCAGGATCAGTTTCTTCGGTTATGAGATTGATCAATTTCGTGCAATCAATGTTATATTTGCTTTGAAACTCTTTTAGGTTTTTCTCCAGATGTTGAGAAAAACTTTCATCAGTCGGTATGAGTGGCAGCTTGGTACTTGACAACTTCATAAATTGTAGATTACACCAAGGTTCGATCATTTTGATCATATCAAACGCATAATTGTCTACTCCAATCAAAATCTCATCCCCCTGTCGGTAGAATTCATTAAGCTTAATGACTGTTTCAACCCATCTATCTTGGAGATCGCTTGCACAAACCAATCCCAGTTTACTACAAGCACGGCCAGCTAAGGTGTCCTTGATCATTAATATCATATTTCTATCCATTAATCGTGTATCACGTAGAAAAACGCAAAACCCGTTTGTAATTAGAATTGTTCCAAAATTCTTGGAGTTGAAATGACAGATGAATGAATTCATCTTCATTCCAGGTGTAAACGATATATTAACAAAGTGGTTCAATTCCAGTGAACTTCTTTCATTCTGCGATTTGCTGTTCATAATCAAGACCATCAGATGAAACTCATTGAATAGCAATAATTCTTCCCGCAACTTATCACAAGCAGAGTTGTGCAAAACTTCAATTTTTGAATATGCCCAATTTGGTATTTCAACAGATTTCCCTGCAAGGTGTTGTATAAAAGTGGTGCTGATCTGATGAGACAACTCTAGAGATCTGACAATCCAACTCCATTGGGTATTCAAATTTCCATATACAACGGATTTTTGAAAGATCTCACGTCCGACCCAATGATGAAATGTTTCAGATCCTTTGAAATTCTCCCAATTTAAACGAGTTCTGGTGAGCATTTGATAACTTTCTTGGAATTCCCACTTTGTATCGTACTTCAGCGGATAAATCTTATGTTGAAGTTTCAACAAGAGGCTATCAATCTCATCTCTAATCAGAGGAGAATTGAGATTGTAATCAACTGTGACAAGAGAAATCCCCGTTGTGATAGGGACTTCTGATTCGGGAGTGTCTTCCTCCCATGTCCAGTTGTCTTGCATTTCCACCATCGCTAAATCGAAATCATCGGAAAACATTGTGATCAATGTCGATGTTTTTTTCAAGCTTCGGTCATTGATTTCGGGAGTATATGTCATCAACAGTTAATGCGGTCAATGCGCAACCATGCGGTCTCAAGTCTTCAAGCGAATGGATTCATTTCGATTTCTTCATGTCTTCTTTGGCGGCGTCTCAATCGATGGGTATTTGACGAGCGAAGCACTGTTGAGCTGGAAGCGACAAATAGTTTAGTGGACAATTTTCCGAGAGATATGCAACAACATAACATCTTTGTTATTAACTTGAAAAATTTTAACTTGTATAACACGCAAACAACACAGAATCCAGCAAATGCCTTGACAGCAATCAAAAAATCAGCTTTCAAGGTTGTAAAATCGTCGGACATGGCATCAATGAAACTACGACTGTCACTCTGGCTCTTTCTTTTATCTGATATTTCAACGTTTCCTGATTGAGTATTTCGAGTTAGGATGTCGAACGATTTTTCAATTGGGGCATGATCTCTCATCATTTCCCCGATCAAGCTCATAATATCGGATCCGACATACTCGTGGGGGTAATGAACTTTGCATTGCTCATCACGTATGATTCCGTTTGGGCCGAGAGAGGGACATTTTTCCTTTGTGAGTGCGTCCCAAAACTTCCAGATTACTGGTTTAGAATGTTTGTCTGTTCCGATTACTCCATGTGGAGACACGCCAACGGGGTCCATGTGGATATAAGGACAAATGGCTTTCATGATGGTGGTTCGATTGAATATTCTGTAACACGGGTGTGATCCTGCGAACTGCGGCTGAAACACCGACAACAAATAGGGATGCTTCACTTCTAGGGATTTCATCAAAATAACGGCATATATACACAATGTATATTTTGTGTGTTCTTCGAAGGTCAGCAATTCTCCTTTAGACGAAATATCTTTTGAAAATCCTTCTAATTGGTGACGCTCTGTACACGTGGGAATTTGCGAGGTTATGTCAACTCCACTGATATTGATGAAGATATTTTCCACGGTTCGGATCCCAGGTTGTCCGCAGTAGACAGTTCTACAGGACCCTTTCAGACCTAGGGGTGGCAGAACATCAGAAATGACAGACACAGGTTTTTGTCCATCAAAATATATCTTTGCAGGATGTCTGGTCATCGGGGGGCAATCTGGCAATGGGTCTTTAGCAATCCAGTATGCTTCAAGTCTGTACGTGGGACATATTCTCTCACGACACTTTCCTCTCAACAACACTGAGTTCAACAACAATTGATCCCTGTAACTGTACTCTATCGGATGTGGCTCGACAATAAGAGTCTCGGACTCAGTCGTTGTCGTTGTTGAAGAGAGGAGCTGAAACTTGCAAACCGGGGTTGGGAACTCAGCTTCTGTGAAAGAAATCTCCTCCCTTTGCTGATCAATGTGATCTCGACAAGCAGATTTAGGAGGTCTACGGAATGATACTGATTTTTGAATATTTTGGCTCCAGAAAAATCCTGTTGTGCATTTGACTTTTGAAACCTTTATGTAACAGATAGCTCCGTCGACTAGTTTCTGTGTCATGTCTTCAGGGCTGAATAATCCGATTTGACCCTCCTTAAAGATAGAACTGGTGTATTCTGTCAACGGCAGTGGACACATGGATATATCCAGAGTTGCAGGAAACCAGACCGTGTTGGATTTGCAATCTGGAATCAAAATCGGATGTACCACTGACAAGACCGCTAAGAGCACTTTGATAGCAGAGACGTCCATTGTAAGGGTTCGTCATTTGTTGTTTTTTTCAAGTGATTATTGAGTCAACAAGTGGGGCAATGCGATTATGAAGCATGGGTAGATCTCTTTTCTTTACAGTCTACTTTCTGAGAGTAGAGTTTTACAGTAAGGTTAGCATCCCAGTCACCGAGTTGTAGGTGTGAGGGACACTGGAAAACGCTACCACATTGTAAAACTTGGATCCTGCGACTTTTAGGAGTGATACACCGGGAGTTGTTGTCAACTTCATGACTGCTTGAAAATGCCATTCAGTTTTATGATTGATTCCGATGCTGGTCCAGTCTGCAGAGCATTCTGCTGGATTCAGCAATAGTGGTGCCTTGTTTCCAACCGTCATCAGTTCTATAACGGTTACAATGTCAGAGGAGTATTCAACCGGCATGGATTGAATGCGGGTGGCCTTTGCTCTGACATTGCTGAGACTGCCACAGAGTAAGATGTTGCTGACATCATACAATCCCATTTGACCACAGTAGTGGTCGAACAGATGGTTGATGTGACCAGCTAGATCTTTGATAGTTAGAGCTTTTGATGCTCTGATGACCAGGTGACACTCAACTTCAAGTCGAAGGAGATGGTGTTGTTCACTCTCGACTGAGTAAACTGTCGGACTTTGAGAAGATGCTGAGGTGGGAATACCCAGGTTTGGGGGTGTGTCCCATCCTACTGAAACATCTGCTGACGTTTCTCGAGATGACCCAGGTGGATTTTCTTTCCCAGGTTTGCCTTTCTTACTTCCTTTGAATTTTGATAGCATGACGTGTGATCACTGTCGTTGTTGTTTTTTTCAAGTTTGATTTCAACAATCGAAGACTCAGCGTCTGAAGGAAGGAGCAACAATTCCCCTCAGATATTCGAAACTTGGATCACCCAATATCATCAAACAAACTTGTTGATTCAACGGGCGATCCAGAAATTTCTCTTTTCCGATTTTCTTGATCACTTGTGCGAGCAGCTCTTTTGGATGACTGATTTCATTTTTCCAATAGACTTGAAACATCTCCCCCAAATTGTCTGTCAATTCGACAGGATCGTCATATCGAGCAAGAATCTCATTCAAACTAAGAGGTTCTTCAGTCCCACTTACATCCATATGACTCGACTGGGTTGATGGAGGAGCCACAGACAGTGGTTCTGTTGACATCTGAGTGGATGAGGTTGATCTGGATAGTGAGTGCATCTTCGAAATACCAACAATTGCTGTGGATTCATTTGAATCGAAATAATCAATCTTGAATTTCATGATTGAAGTCAATTCAATGCAAGCAGCATGTATGCCAGCGATGTAAGACTCAGCATCACAATCCGTGCTTGGTATTGGGAAGGTCAGTTGTTGTTCACTTCCTGTTTTACTGGACTCATTAGAGATTATACTCATTGTACGTGCATGCTGTATTTCCTCGCGAGTGACTTTGGATGTTGATAGTTTCGGGGGTCTTTCAAATACTTGTTGAGTCGGGATTACCGGGGAATCATCCGTGAGTTCAACATGACGAAACAATGTTGAATCTCGTTGAGCGATGTTTGCTCGTAAATTGATTTCCCGTTGCAGTCGAGCCAAATGGCCGTGATCAACAGCTGGAACAGCGAACTGATGTTCAGGAGGTGACTCGTTTGAATCTGACATTGGTAAGGATGTCGTTTTTTTCAAGGATAGAACAGGAGATAGGATAGAATAGGATAGGATAGAATAGTTAGATGAAATAGTTTTTCACAAACTCTCCAACTGTCTGAGGGCGCGGATTCACTAACGCATTTACCGATCCCAGAAAGCAATTTTTTATTTCTGGTGTCAGAGTGAACTTTGCTTTATGAAGCTTAGCGAGTAGTGTGCTGGGATTTTTATATCTGACTCCGGCTTCTCGATCTAGTTCTTCTTGATTGCGCTTGAGAGCATTAGCCTCCTCCTGAGTTGCCACGAACAATCGTTCGAATTCAGGGGCACTCCCCAGGTGGTGTGCTAAAAAAGCTGCTTCGATTAGCAGGAGTTTTGGACTGTCGGCATCCAACATTCTGGCATTAATGGACCGAGGAATTCCCATCAACACACCAATCATTTGACACCATGTAAACAAGTTTTTGTTCGCAGATGCTGAATAGGGAGATCTTGCTAGATATCCGAATTCTCTGACATAATGGAAATACGAATCTTCTTTGCCAAACTCCTCTCTTTCACTGCAATGAAGAATTCTTTCCATGTCTTTGTTGATAGTTTTCCCGAGCATGTGAGTTACCAAGGTTGTCAAATCTGCGCCAAGAGACTTAGCTGCGAGATCGATAGATGCCAGTGTTGCGCAATCTTTATCGTAACTTCCCAGTGTACATGCTCTCAACTTTTCCAATGGATGGCCTGGAAATTTTCTGAGAAACATGTCTACCGCAGCAACCACAGCGGTATATCTGCTGTCTTGTATCCAATGGGTGAGACTCTGGATTCCTGCCATGTTGGACAACTCGAAAGGAGCTCCTTTGTATAGATCATGAAGCCTGAGTGCCAAGTTTGCTCTGTATCCCGGCTGATCTCTTGGGGTATTCTGGATTCGATACACTGCTAAGCACTTTGCAAGCATCCCCAACACATTATCCTTCTTTGACGGGTCACCTCCTGCGCCAATGGGTTCCAAGTGATCTGGGGTGACCTCAATTAGGGATAAGGGATTGACAGTTTGTCCTTTACGCCCGATCTCTATCCCATATGATTCCCATCTTTCTGATAGTGTTCCACTGAGTTGGACTGGAAGCACTTTGAACAGGAAAGATAATGCAACTGAAATGGGGGTGGTTGACGCCATATCACTAGCAATTATTTTTTCTTCCAGTTGGGTATCTAACTCATTTGTTGGATGTTTGAAAACAGGGAAAGTAAAAGCTCTTTTGGCTTTGATGACTTCGTGGGGATACTGAACAGCAACTTCTCCAAGTCCTGATGGTATCACACTCTTTTCCCCGGTTTTCCAGTTGTAGACACTCGAGACGACAATCGCTTTGGGTGCTTCAGATGCCATGACAAGATACCTTTGTACTTGCTATCGATGTCATATTATGATGGAATTTTTATGTATTTTTCTTTTTATTTTTTTATTTTTTTTGGTTGGTATCG